CGGTTGTGATTCCGGTGGTAGCGCCCAAGCTCGACCATCTGAAAACGCGCTTCATGGGCGAGTTCAACAAAATCGCACAGCGCGCAATCCCCGGCTACAGATCGCTGATGAAAATTGGCACGTTGCGCGTGTACTGGAACGTCAAAGACCCGGCGAACCATCTGCTTGTGTGCGAGACCGCCAAGCAGCCCGAGAACATTCAGGGCTTGCGCCGTCGCTTTACGCTGTGCCTGATTGACGAAGCCTCGGGCGTTGATGAAGCCATCTGGCCAGTGACCGAGGGCAACCTGTCGGCTACCGATGTCGGCATCCGCGTTGAGATTGGCAACCCCACGCGCAACACGGGGCACTTTGCACGCTCGCATCGCAACTCACGCACCGAGCAGGACTACTACCGGATGCACGTTGGCCCAGAGCACAGCCGTCGCATTGCGCCTGAGTGGATCGCGCGCATGGTGCGAAGCTACGGTGAGCATTCGCCCGTTGTGCAGGTGCGCTGCTTTGGCAACTTCGCCGATTCCTCGCCGCGTCAGCTGATCCCGCTCGCGTGGGCAATTGACGCCATCGAACGCGACGTGCGCCCGCTAGATGGATCGCTGCGCCGCTTGCGCGCATCGGTGGACGTGTCAGACGGCGGCGATGATGAGACTGTCGTGTGGATCAAGGAAATATGGCAGAGCTTCGAGGTGCTGCTTAAGGTCAAGCGTTTCAGCTTCGCAGCGGTCGATGCTGTCGCGCGCGCGGCAGATGCAGCAGAGGAAATGTTTTATGCAGCACAGGGACGCAAGGGAGTCGATGACATCGTGGTGGACTCACTCGGCGTCGGCGCTGGCACACGCGATATTCTTATTCGTCGCGGTCATCGCGTTATTGAGTACATGGGTGGTGCTGGCTCTGATGATCCCGTTCGTTGGCGCAATCGTCGTGTGCAGTCATATCTGTGCCTACGCGATGCGCTGCGTGATGGCCAGCTGGACTTTGCACCGGACTGCTTCGCATCGGGTGATGACCAAGACGAATTCTTGGCGCAGCTCGCAGCCATAGAACTAACCGAGGCGCTCACGGGAGAGCGGCTTGAGGACTTGGTTACGAAAACTGAAATGAAGCGCAAGGGCTTCACATCACCGGACATTGCCGACGCGCTGGCGATGTCATTCGCCACGCAGCGCCCGGTCACTGCGATGATGGATGGATTCAGTCTGGCGCAGGCGCTGTGCGTAGTGCCCGGCACCGATCATCGAACTATCAACGCTGGAGGCAGTGTGTACTGATGTCAGGCAACGTCACGCCCTTGACAGGCAAGCAATCGGAAAAGCCAAAGCTCAACACCATCACGTCGCTGGAGTCGGTTTATACCGTCGGGCCGAGCGCGTGGTGGCGCATGAATCCAGACCAGCTGGTCAAGCAGAAAGGACTCAAGGTTTACGCGCAGATGCGCTTTGACGATCAGGTCAAGGCCGCGACCACGTTCAAGCGCGATGCGATTGTCTCGCGCGGCTGGACACTCAGTTACGACGATGCCAGTGCGCTGTCTCCAGAGGAGCAGGCGAAGCGCATCGACTTGATGGAGGATATTATTGATGCCTACCCCGGATCGTTCACGGATGCGATCAATTCTGTTGCACTGGGGCGAGACTTTGGGTTCAGCTTGGTTGAGAAGGTATTCAGTCCGGTGCTCATCGACGATGGGCAAGCCATTGGTATCTCCTCACTCCGTTACCGCGATCCGACCACGTTTGAGTTTGTTACGGACGGGTATGGCACGCTCGTCGAGTTTCGTCAGCGCGCGGGCGGGCAGCTTACCGTCCTCGACATCAATGACTTTATTTACTACGTCCATGCGCCGGAGAACGATCCGTTCTACGGCAGCAGTGATTTGCGCGCGGCCTATAAAAGTTGGTACGCGAAGGGAGCCATCAGCGACTACTGGCTGATCTACCTTGAACGGCTGGGCGGCGGATTCCCGGTGCTTACTGCGAAAGACAGCACGGCACCCACGCCCGGCACGCCCGGCTATTCCGCAATGCAGACGGTGCTGGCTAACCTGAAATCATCGGCTGGCATCTTGGTGCCCGCTGGAATGGAATTCAAACTTGAGCAGCTGGGCAGCACCGGCGCGTTTCAGGAAGCCATCACGTTCTTTGACCTTGCCATTGCGCGCTCCATGCTCGTGCCGAATCTCGTGGGCGTGAGTCATACAGGACAGACCGGCGCGTTTGCACAGTCGCAGACGCAGCTCGAAGCGTTTTACTGGACGCTGGCCGAGGATCAGGCGCGGCTTGAGTCCGTGTTGAACGAGCAACTGTTCAAGCCGCTGGCGCGCTACAACTTCGCAGACGGGGATGGCCCGGCATTCAAGTTCAAGCCGCTGAGCGAGGAGCGCCTGAAGTGGCTCGTCACCACATGGTCATCGCTGATCACCGGGGGTGCCGTGGTCGCCACCGAGGAGGACGAGGCGTATTTGCGCAAGCTCCTCGACATGCCCGACCGCGATGACAAGGCAACCGTGCTTGTCACTCCCGCTCAGCAGCTTGCCCAAGACACCATGCAGGCGAATGCGGACGCCAAGGCCGCGCAGCTCGATGCGAGCGTCACAGCCAAGTCCGATGCAGCAGCGGCGAAGATGGCCGCGCTCGAAACGCAGATTGAAACGCTCTCTGTGCGCATGGCCGCGCTCAATGCGCCATCCGCGACAACGATCAACGTGTCTCCAACCCCTCCCGTGGGCGTGGCAACAGCCAAACCAAGGTCTACTCAAGGCCACGACACCACGGAGGGGCGGGAGCATGTGCACGTTCACGCTGATCCTAAATCATGCACGCGCGCAGCGTTTTCGCGCGCAGTGCAGAGGGTTGCCTTCGCAGTCATCGAGAAGCGACAGAGCGCCGCCAGCGCATTGCTCGTACAGGACGCGGCAAAGTTCGTGGCTAAAACAGTATCGCGCCTCGTTGGGGATAACGGAACATTGAGCACGATCATTGCATCGCCCGAGCAGATACCGAGCATCACCTTCAGCGGCGATGAGGTGGGCAAGCTCAAGGCGATCTTTAGGCGCTCGGTCAACGCATCCTATGTCGAGGGCGGAGCGGCTGCCAAGAATGAAATCGAGCGCTCTGGCCAGCCGAGCACGTTCGCCAGCGTGCGCGATGTGGCCGCAGAGTATCTGGACTCGAACGCCTTTAGGCTTGCAGGCAACGTATCCGATGCTACGCGCGGGATCATGCAGCAGGAATTGCTCAACGCCGTGAAGAACGGCAGCAGCGTCAAGGACACGCGCACCGCAATCTGGAACCGGCTCGTGGCCAAGGGCATGACGAGCGAGGAGCAGGTGCTGGGCTTCGAGACTGACGAGGGTGTGATTGCCGCGCTCGATGCGCTGTGGGTCGATAACGAATCGCAGGCGGCAACGTACCTGAGCACGCTCGCGCGCACGAACCTGTTCGATGCGTTCAATGAAGGGCGTTTCTCAGTGTTCACAGACCCGGCGCTGGGCGGATTCGTCGAGGCGTTGGAATACTCTGCCGTGCTCGATGATCACACCACGGACTTGTGTATGCAGCTCGACACCTCGATATGGGCGACGGACTCGCCCAACTGGGACACGTTCAAGCCGCCGAACCACTGGAATAGTGTACCTGCCAGTTCAACTGTAGATACGCTGCGCGGGAAGATTTCGATTATGGAGGTGATGGCTGGCGATCATGTGCTTACGCATCGCGGGCGCTATAGACCCGTATATGCCGTCATGCGCAAGCCGTCGGATCATCCGCTGTTACTTGCCATCAAAACGGACACCGGCAGGGAACTGCGCACTACGGGAGAACACCCCGTATTGACGACGCGCGGCTGGAAACGCGCCGATGATCTTCAGCTCGGGGATGTGCTGTTTGAGCACGTTGAAAATATGGCCGGCGTGGATGACGTGATTCTGCCTGACCCTAAGCACTTTCCATCCTTGTTCGATCAGGAAATTGTCGCGTATGAGGTCGTGTCCTCGGCGCTCGGCACGCTCATGGGTTTTCCCGTCGAGTTCGAGAATCACCTTGGCGTCGAGGAAAGCATAGTCAGTGATATAGCGGTCGATGACGAACTGGAACTCGTAAGCGATACCGCAGGCATCGAGCAGGGGCGTGAAGATGCGCTCCGCTCGCGTCGGCTTGTTGCGCATGGCAAGCGCTTGTCCGTTGATGACGTTGGCGCGATGCGTGTTCCAAGGGTTGTGCAGCCGCATTCTTTTGGCGATTTCGGGGCGTTTCTTACCGAACGCCCAATGCAGTTCTCCGGTGCATCCGGGGCGGCTATGCGATCTGATTTTCATAAAAACGATCTGGTATGGAAAGCAGCCACCATCATATCAATTGCCGCTATCGAATGTGATGAATCTCTCTGGAACCTCGCTGTGCTCGATGATGAAAGCTACGTGGCCGAGGGAATTATCGTGCACAACTGTCGCTCCATTCTGATCGCCGTGACGCAGGTTGATGCGGCGCGCGGCGACTGGGATGGACAGGAAAGCCTCGACCCGCCCGCAGGACTGCAACCCGCCGACGGATTCGGCGCAGGAGAAAAGTGATGAACAGGTTCGCCTATAACCCGGATCAGCCGCGCGATTATCACGGGATGTGGGGGGAAGGTGGAAATCCAAATCCCAACGGCGGTAAGGGTAAGTTGCCCCGTGGAAAGCTGGACGGCAACTATGTTCGCAGCGGGCCACTGAAAGATGCGCGTGACGCAATGTTGAAAGGAGCCAAGGGCAAGTTAGACGGCCCTTACAGGAGTAG